TGTTGATGCTGTTGATACCGTTGTCGGTGGCTTCCCAACTGGCCGAACGACGGCCCTCCCCGGCGCCTTCGTAACTGGCCTTGATGTTCGACGGCAGCAAGAATCCGTTACGGGTCAGCGTCGGATAATGTCGGGCCATTAGATTCCCTTGCCTCCGTGGGTAAGCCGGATCACGCGAGAACGCGGCCCAGCGGCGTTGGTTAGCGACGTGCGGATCTCGTCGCGGGCCTTGAGTAGTTCGTCGATGGAGCGGTACTCCACCGTACGGTCGCTGTAGCGCACGGTCTTTTCACCGCGTGCAATAGCGCGCTCGATGACTTCGAGGTGCTTCGGGGTAAACGACATATCAGCGTCTCTTCAGGTAACCGCTGGTGGAGCTGCGGCGTTGAGGGGGGGCTGCTGGGCGCGGTTGGACGGCCGGAGCGACAGGTTGTTGCATAGATTGTGACGTTGAAACCGGCGTTGTGCCTTCAACGTCCCTAACTTCATCCGGGATATTGGAAGAGGGTTTCTCTACGAACAGCTCAGACTGCGCGAGAGCCTGAGCTACCCGATCCCAATCCCTCTCCTTGTATCGGTCTAGGCCGAGGTAATGCGCCATCGCCAAGCAATACACCATCAGGTCTAAGGCTTCGTTACGCTCCGACTTACCTTTGATCCATTCCGTTACCGGCTTGTTTTTCACATAACGGGTGATCCTGCGCTCGGCAACGCATTGCGCGAAAAAGTCGTCAGGCAAATCTTTAGCAAAGTGCAAAGCACCTGGACCGGACTCGAATGGATAACGGTTGTAAATCCAATCCTTCGCCGTGTCGGTACCGACAAACCAAAGTTCGGCCCCATTGCGTTCGGTCTGGCCTCGCCAGGTTACGTCAACCATTGAGGGGCGCTGGGCAATCGGCGGCTTACCTGGCTTACTGGCACCCTTGATGGCAAAGACATTGCGCCAACGGCGAACGCGGCAGAACTGGTAAACATCGTTGGTGTGGTGACCACCTGTATCGACGGCAGTTGCCAAAATTGTCAAACCTACACCACATGGGTGCCAGTATCGCGCCTTTAGCTTTTCGTCCAACGCGGACCAGGTCTGCTCGTCCGATGGATTCCCCATGATCACCTGATGATCAATGATCCAACGTTCCATCCCAACACCCCAGCCCATGACCATGAACTCGAGTCGATTGGCCTGCACATCCACCGATGCCGTCAGCATTAGTGCACCATTAGGTACAGAGCCAAGCACGTAGTCTTCCTGCAACGCCCGAGCCTGCAGCACGCTGGCCTTGGTCTGTTCTTGTGTACTGTCCCAGACCTTCGCTAAACGCGTGTTGAAAAAGACCTGCATCGCTTCTAGATCACCACTTGCCTGTTTCACCAGCGCCTCGTCGTAGTCCTTTGCCATCGACAACCAACTGGTCCATCCCAATGGGGCATATAGGGCGTTGAGATGAAAACCAACGGTTTCACCGTCACCTTCAGCATGGGAACGCCACTCCCCGCGAGCAAGCATTTCACCCTTGTGGTGTTCGTCAATAAGCGCGCCGCATTCAGGCCCGTTGCACAGATATTGGATTTGGCTGTAGTCCTCCGTGTACTTGAGGTTTTCCCACTCAAGCACTTGCATGTGCTGACAATGCGGGCACGGAACGTAGTAGTAACGCTGATCGCTCATAGCGAAGAGGTCGGCAATACGGGAGGCGCCCTTGAGGGTCGGTGAACTGGAGAAGTAAAACTTGGCCTTCCTGCCAAATGTACTGCCCCGGATCTCGGCCAATTTTACCGGATCGCCTTCATTACCCACATCGACCTCCCAGCGGTCGATCTCATCACCATAAATAAACCGTGCTGCCAACTCAGCTAAGTTGGCCGCTGAGCCAGCAGTTACCGCATAAAGCGTCCCGCCTTCGAACTCCTTTGTATCCTGGGTATTCTTGGCATCACGCGATCGGGGCGCAGCCACTCTTTCGCGCAAAACCGGCGTTGCATCTATCGTTTTGCTGATCCGAGACGAAACCCGCGAAGCCAGTTTAAGGGTGGGCAGCAGTGTCAGAATGTTCGAAGGCGACATATGAATTAGCGCCCCGATCCAGTTCAACGCGATCTGGGTTTTCATCAATTGCGAAGCCACCATGGTGACTACTCGCTTGCAAGGGTGTGCAGGGGACAAACAACGCATCGGCTCACGGGCATAGGGCGTGCGGGATGTTCGATATTGGCCTGGCTCAGCGGCACCCACACTGCGCGGAATTCGCATGTATTCATCGGCCCATTCATCGACCCAGAGGTCAGGGTCAGGATGCAAGCCTCGAAAATACGCTGTGCGGTAAACCTCTGCACCGTCAGCGTATGGAAAATGCATCAGGGTCAGCTCCTGGTTAGTGCTCGGGAAAGATCGCTGATTGACATGCGCTCAGCGTCTTCAAGGGTTCTTCTGATAGCCGCCGTTAGGTGCTTTTCGATTTCCCAAGGATCAGTGAGTGCAACCAGTTCCGAAGCGATTTGAGGCGGCAGGCCAAGTAGAAGATCGCGCAGCATACGCCCGGCCTCAAATGCCGCTTTATCGACCACTTCAGCCTCGACTAAGGAACCGTTTTCCTTTCGGACCTGGGTTTCAATTTGCTCAGCTTGAGCATGCTCACGACGTGCGCGGGAACGTTGGTAATCGGGAATAATTGGCTGCCCGCTACTAGCCGGCTGATGTACAGATAACGCAGGCGTTTGGGTTGCTGCCTGCTTGTCTTGCTTATGGCGAGCGGTCACCCCTACTTTACTTGGGTCACGTGTCAGCGCCAGGAACTGCTCGCTAGCATCAACATCGATCAAACCTGCCTCATCCAAAACCAAGCGATTATTGAGTATCAGCTTGCTGATGTGCTGCTTGGACCAGCCTTTGAGCGTGCCGTATTCCTTGCGAGTCAAAAAAGCCATACACCCCTCCTAATTCCAAGCCTGGTCAACTGGTCAACCAGTCAACTGAGGTCAACTAACTTTGAAACCCAGCCACTAACGAAAAGCCGCGGGTTTCATGCCCCGTGTCCCTCGAATACTCCCAGGGTCCCCAGCGACCTCTCGGCGCTTCATTTTGGTGCGAATCGCTACAGGCCACGTATTCCGAGGCCTCCAGCGCATCACGCCTGACCACCGCCAGATGGCGGCACATCGCACACACCCAACCGCTTGGCGGCCCAGCGTTCGTACAGACCGATGGCGACATCGGCGCCGGCCATCGCGGTGAGGCAGCCGATACTCCCCGCCGCCAGCACCGACATGCCCGAGGCGTGCAGCAACATCATGGTGGAAAGCCCGCAGACCACGCAGGCCCCGGAGCGGAGTAGCAAGCGGCGAACCAGGGACCAGCCGCTTACCCCCGCCTTGTCGGCCCGCCATGCCTCGCCGGAAATCCCGCCAACCAGGGACAGTAGGATCACCATCCAGACCGGCATCTCAATAAGCGCTTGCTGCTCGTTCGTCATCGCCCTACCCCATAAACGCAAAAACCCGGCGCAATGGCCGGGTTCAGTGTGGTGGTGAGTCCCGCTGCTTGCGGTCGCACCTATCGAAGATGGGTACTTTTTACAGGTGGATTATCATGGCAGCAAGCAGGTTTTAATGCCATGGAGCAATACGGGTGCCATACAGGTATGACGCAGGTGCAACGGAGGGACAATGCATTCAATCGGCTATCGCTTCTGGTGCCCTGTCTTGCCTGTCCCACTATTCTGGATCGAAGTAGGACAGCTACAGGCGCCTAAATACGGGGCTCTGCCCTACTGTCCTACCTTTTTTACTTTTCTCTTGTGTATAGAGAGAAAGTTAAAAGCACGCGTGCGCGCCATGGGCGCGACTACGTGCCCGCTATGCTCATGTGTGCGCGGGGCGGGTGAAGGTTGGACGGTAGGACAGGCCAACAACGGCGCGGCCTGCGCCTGTCCAACTGCGCAAAATGGCAGCCGGACAAGGCGGGACAGTAGGACAGAGGTATGCGGAGTGACGCCGAGAATCATGCAGCCTTCCCCATCAGCATGCCGGCGATGGATACATGGGCATCGTGTAGCCGACGGTAATAGGTCGGCGCACTGCAACCGCAATGAAGCATTTTCTGTGAGAGGAAGCTCTCGTGGTTGCAGTAGTGTTCCATCACCACTAGGGCCAGCTCGGGCGCCAAGTGCTTGTTGACGATCAGCTCGATATCCGCCGATTCATCCAGCAGCACCCGACTACCCCGCGTGCCGCGTATCAACTCACCTTTGCACTCCATCAGCATGGCGATCATGTTGCCGCCACTCGGCCCGCCAGCACCGTCTGGCACAGGTGAATGAAGATCCTGCGCCCATAGTTTGAGCATCTCGTCGATTCGCTTAATCATCGAAGCAAGACTCCTCGATCACCGACTGCTGCAACGCAGACGCACGCCCCCAACCCGCAGGCTTTACATAGGCCCAGGGCCGCACCCCACTCTTAGGCAATGCCGGCATGCGCCGCTTGCGCCAGCCCAGCCGGTGCATGATCGCCCCGACCCGCATCTGCTCGGGCTTGCCCCAATGGCCGAAGTCGAGTTTCAGCGCCTGGGTCAGGATCTCGTTGCCGGTGGCGGTTTCCCCGATCTGCGACTCTTCCATCCAGGCCAGGATTGGCCCTTCCCATTCATCCACCACAAAGCGCTCGTCTTGAGCCTCGGCGAACATCTTGGATTCGTCCTTGTTCACCCACCAGATATCGCCGGCCTCGAAGCAAAACAGCGCCTCGGCCCATAGCTGGTCGCGGATCTCGCGCAATTGTTCCAGGTCGACCTTGTTGCAGAACACCGGCCAGTAGCGGCGATTGCCCGTGGCATCCTTGAGGTATTCCTCTTGGTTGGTGGTCCCCACGAAAACACACTGGCGTGGCACGTCATTTGTTCTGCGGCCGTAGCTCTCGCGGTAGGTGTCGGTGGACGCGGAGAAAAACTGCTTGGCCTTGGTGCTTTCGGCCTTGTTGAAGCTGTCCAGCTCGCCCAGCTCGACAATCCACTTGCCGCGAATCGCCTGGAAGCTGTCCTTGTCGCCGAGAGCAAAAGGAGTATCCATAAACCACTCGCCACCGAGAACGCCCATTGCCGTGGACTTACCAGCACCCTGCCCGCCTTCGAGGATCATCACCGAGTCAGCCTTGCAGCCTGGGCGCATTACCCGTGCGACCGCAGAGATCAGCCAGCGCTTACCGACCTTGGCCGAGTACTCGCTGGCCTGGACGCCCAGCACATCAGTGAGCCAGGTATCGATGCGAGGTACGCGGTCCCACTCCAGCTTCTCCAGGTACTCGCGGACCGGGTGGAAGGCATGATCATGTGCAACCACACTAACCGCCTCGATCACATGGGACGCCTTCACACGCAGGTTGTACTGCTGCGCGAGCCACTTCATCACCCGCATGTCGTCAATGTCCGCCCAATCGCCGGCACCGCCACCGAAGGGCGCAGACCGTAGTTTGACGATCTTGGAGCTGAACACGCTGTAGCCGATGACCCCGGCCCAACGCTCGTCATTGCCCAGGATCAGCTCGACGTTTTGCATGTGCGCGATCAGGGAGCCGTTCTCGGTGCGGGCGAGTTGGTCCTTCCAGCCCCCAGCTGCAGGAGGCTTGACCACCGCCAGCACCTGGCGGCGGACGGCCTCCAAACCTTCGGCGACGTGCAGGTCGTTGAAGTCGGTCCACTTGATCTCGCGCTCGCCGGAGAACACCGGGGCAACCACCTGGCCGCCGACAACCAGCGCGGCGTTGTTGGCCTTCTCTTCGCCTGGATTCCAGGGATCGCCGTTGGAGCGTTTGGTCTTCCAGTCATCATCGCGACAGATGATCAGCGGGCAGCCGGGGAAACGCTCGCGCATGGCCTTGGAGACCGGCAGCAAGTTACCTGCGTCGAAGGCGATGGCGACTGTCAGTGACGTCGCCATGTGCAGGCTTGCACCCGTGGCGTAGCCCTCACACACCAACACCGGCTCGCCGGGTTCAGGGTGTGGGCCGATCAGGTGGAATGCACCTTCCTTCGACATACCGTAGGGCCAGTAGGCTTTGTCACGCCCGGTGTCCTCTTGCTTCGCGGGGAAGATCACCTGCAGGCCAACGATCTGGTCGCGCACGTTGCACATGGGTACCAAAAAAGCGCCGGTACGTGGCGCATAGCGCACCTTGAAGCCGACGATCTGCTTTCGATCCAGGTAGGCGCTCTTGCCCTTTTCCGGCATGCGCTTGAACAGTCCGGCAGCACGGTTGGCCGCTCGACGCGACGCGTTGGCCGCGATCTCGGCGGCCTTGCGCTTGGCATCCTCCTGGCGCGCGCGTATGACGTCGCGCTCTTCTGGGCTTATACGACCGGCCTTGACCTTGATCTTCTGGGTATCGCCGGAGCGCCAGTCACCAAAACTGCCGAAGATCAGCGTCTCGTTCTTTTCGGTGCGGTGTTCGTGGATGACGTACCACCCGTTCTTTTCCTTGCCCTTATCCTGGGTTGTTTTGCAGCGGGTGAGCTTTCCGAATACGAGGGGCTGAGCGGGTTCGAGACCGTAGTCCGCGAACTGATTGAGAACGTCATCGAGCATAACGGGGCGCCCTCAGATCATCAGCGGTTTTACACCCTATGCAGAGCGTACAACCGGGTTGTGCCAAGCGGCGCGCCTCAGGAATAGGCTCGTCGCACTCATCACAGAACATCAACGAGTGCTGGGCCGTACTGGACATCAGCGCCAAGCGTGCAGCCACGGCTTGATCGATCCGTTCCTGCACCAGGTCATTTGCAAAATCAGCGATATCAGCCACGTTCCACCCCGCGAGTCGTCTGGTTGACGTAGCGGGCGCGGTTGTACATGCCCAACAATCCCTGAATGCCGCGAAATACCAACTGCCGTATCTCGGCCAACTCGCTGTCATCGACCTTGCCATCGCCAATGTGCTTGGCCCAGGTCTCGGACAAATCCGCAACCTGCCGAAAGAACTGCGCGATCCCCGTGGTTAGGGTTTCAGGCATGTCGTTGGTATACGCCTCTGCCAGCTCCTGCCAGATCGTGTCACCGACAAGACCATGCACAGCATCGAGAATGCGACGGTCCTTGGTCAGTTCAAGGATCTCGCCGAACTCCTGAATGTTGACGGTGTGTGAGGGATGGGTAGGAGACAACTTGTGCTGCAGCGTGGTTGCGTTTCGACCGGTGGTGGCGGCGATTGCTGCGGCACCGCCGGGATAGTCCCGTGCGGCGTGGTACAGGGCTAATTCGAGCGTCAGTACTTCCTTTTGCGCTCTCTCAACACAGCTTAAAGCTACTCGGCTCATGGCATTAATCCTACAAAGTTGCCGGTGCCTCGCGACATGCAGTGGTGTTACATTTGCCGCGTGGCTTGAAAGGGCCCAAACGCCGGCTAGATCTAGGGATCGAAACCGGCACCGTGCCGAGGCGAACAATCCGTTGCTCACCTCTGGCGCAACAGCTGCCTAATCTGTGGTGGAAAAGGCAGCAACCCAAGACATCCGTGTCTTGACAGCGCGATAAAGGGAGGTGGTTTGCATGTGGTGTGCCCTCCTACCTTCGTCGCGACCCGACAGCACTGTGGTGGTGTGTGCCGGGAGGAACTGGGCGGCCCTTGGGTCGCCTTTTTTCTATGCAGCGTTTGGAATTTCGGACTCGGGAGGAAAAACGTCATCAAGCGTGCATGTAGCGCCCAGTTGATTCAACGCGGCAGTAATTGCACGGCACTCGCTCAAACCTGGCATCCGGTGACCAGACTCATAGTTGCTCAAGCGAGCCTGGGTCCACCCAAGGACCTCACGTAGATCCCGTTGTTTGATCTGCGCCTCCTTACGGATGCAGCCGATTCGGTTCATGTACTCAGCTCCTTTTGACTTTGCACACTCTAAACACGATTCGTGATTACTTCAACACGATAAGTGAGAAAAAAACATTTCAATACGTGATAAAAAATCCCCATGGATACTTTAGGCTCCCGCATACAGCGGCTCAGAAAACAGAAACGGCTCAGCCAAAAGAAGCTGGCTCAGGCTTGCGGCTGGGAATCTCAATCTCGGATCGGTAACTATGAGAGTGGTCTCAGAATGCCGAGTATTCCAGACCTTCAATTGCTGGCTCCTGCATTGGGCGTATCACTATCAGATTTGTTAGATGGCATTGAGGGTAGCCAGCTGATGGCATTGCAAGATACACCGGCTGCCAACACGCCTCATTTATGGGGCACAGAGAGCACCGCTATCAGGCATGCCGGCTCCATGAAGGAAGGAGTGGTAGCAGTGGTTGGATCCGCAAAACTTGGGGCTGATGGCTACTTTGAGGCTCTGGATTTCCCCACAGGTCATGGCGATGGATACCTTCACATTTACAGTGACGATCCCAATGCCTACGGACTTCGTGTGATGGGCGACAGCATGCATCCGCGTATAAAAAACGGTGAGTATGTACTGATCGAGCCCAACAAAACCTACGTCACGGGTGACGAAGTCATGGTGCAAACCTTCGACGGTCGATCAATGATCAAAGAGTTCATCTACCTACGTGACGGTATCTTTCGGTTTGACAGCGTGAACCGTGATCACAGCCCTCTCCACCTTGATCAGAACGAAGTTTCTAAGGTTCATCTAGTAGGTGGGATCCTCAAATCATCACGCTTCACGCATGAGTAAAACAAAATAATCACGATACGTGTTGACACATGAAACACACTGCGTGATATTTGCCTCACTCTTCCACCACAGAGCGAGGCAACACCATGCACACCACAGCCACCCTGCACGTCCATCCGACAGCTGCTAACCCCTCCCGCATCTTCGAAATCCGCCGCCTGGCACAAGACTGCGGCTGCGCCTTCATCGCGTCCAAACCCAAGCTGAAACAGCGCTACGCACCCGCCCCCTCCGATCCAAACGGCGGAGGGCACGCGGCATGAAAAAGTACACACTCGACAACCGTACCCTGACCCTGCTCAAGGCCCAGGTATGCCTGACCCAAACCTTCAACCACCTGCTGCGCGCAGAAACACAGCGTGAGGCCCTGGCCTTCCGCCTGAACGTCGAGCGCCGCAAAGCCGACACGCACTTCACCGTTGAACTGGGCAGCGAACGCCACACGCTGACCCTGGCCAACACCAAGAAGATGCACCTCAAGCTTGCGGACTTCATTGAGGAGATCGTCAACGGGCCAGCCAACCCAACCGATCCATCGTCTCTGCCGCACGCAGACCGCCGCTACGGCGCGTTCAAGACCGAACACAAGCAGCAGGTATTCGACCTAGTGCAAACCGGAGGCGCTCTCAGTCTCGATATGGGCTTCGAGCAACCGATCAACCTGGCAATCCACCGCAACAAAACCCGCACGGGCATCACCACCATCATGAGCATCGGCGTCAAGAAGCCATTCAGCAAGTGCTTCACGGTGTGCGGCAGTGACGTGGAGATCTATTCCATGGTGGCCGAATCCATCACCCACCTGGCAGCCGTGGCGACACCCGCTGCGCATGCAGCCTAGGAGACCGAAATGGAACGTAGCCTGGAAAAAGCCGCGAAATACTTCGGTCTCACCCGCCCCAAGTTGATCGCGCTCATGCGGGAAAAGGGCTTGCTCACCGACCGCAATCTACCGGCCTTCCCGGTGCGGGATCGCGACTACCTGCGGGTCAAGAACAGCAACTGGCACCACGAGACCGCCGGCATGCAATACAGCCAGTCGACCAAGGTCCGCCAAGCCGGCATCCGCTGGCTCGCCGAACAGTTGGGCCTCGAACTGCCAGCCATCCCGGCAGACAACCGTGACGTGGCCTAGGGAGTACGCCCGCCAGATCGTCGCCATGCACACACGCGAGGAGCGCAACGCCGCGCTCCTCGAAGTGCCGGAGCATCTGCGGGAACTGACCAAACGCCATTGCCTGAATGCCTGGAACCACCCTTCACGACTCAAACGCAAGGAGGCCGCTGCCCATGAGCAACATCAGTCAAACACCGCTACGACTGCAACCCGCACCGGATAGCGCTACCGTCGAGATGCTGCACCAACTCTTCGGTGACGTTCTTATCCCTCTGGAAAAGCTGCGCGTGCACTACTTCAAGAACCTCAACGAAAAGACCTTCACCGAGGCGATCAACAGCGGCCGGATTCAGCTGCCGGTGACCACGCTGGATCACAGTGTGAAGGCGTTGCGGTACGCGCACATCAAGCACGTCGCGGCACTGATCGATATCCGCGCCTACAAAGCAGACGAAGACATGCCACGACTGCAAAACGACTCAACCGAGCTAGACCAGTAACCCCAACGGCTGCCACCACCAGCCAATGTAACTACCAGGAGCACACCACATGACTGCGATTCAAATCTGCGCACTGATCGGCATCGTATTCGCCGCCGGCATCCTCTACTGGGTCGGCTACCGAGGCGGCCTCACAGATGGCAAAAATGATGGCTACGACGAAGGCTATTCCGACGGGTACGTCTCGGGCCGGGAGGAAGCTTCAGCCGCATACGCAGCCTCTCTCAAAGATATGTCAGATCAATGCATGCGCACCGAACTCCTATTGAGCCGGGAACCGCAAGACCGCTACACCCTTTTGGCCATTGCCGAAAAGCTGAAGCTCGCGGCAGACACCTTCCGCGCTGTCAGATCCGAAACCCAAGCAACTCAGGCGCTTGCCCTACGTGACAAGGCACTGAATATGGCTGCGCTGATGGATCGCTTCGAGTTGAAGGGGGATGCAGCATGAGCCGAGCCATCCCTATGCTGCGCCTGACACCCGAAGCTGCCGGCACACTGCAGCAGCAACACGCCAAGGCCACCAAGGAACTGCGCGCACTGACTCGCTACAGCAAAGAGTTCGACCGCCAGTTGAAAGCCCTGATCGGTTATGAAGCTCTGCGCCAATTGCACAAGGCAACCGATAACGCCTTGTTGCTGGCCGACCTGGTGAGGGAAGCCGCATGAACTGGATCCTCACCTCCACCGGCAAGCGCTTCGACTTGTTCGAGCCTGACGCCGACATGATCGACCCACGGGACATCTCGCACGCGCTGGCCCACCTGTGCCGATTCAACGGCCACACCCGCGAGTTCTACAGCGTGGCCCAACACAGCTGCATCGTCGCCGAGCTGGTGCCGGAAGAACACAAACTCGCAGCCTTACTTCACGACGCCGCCGAGGCGTACCTAGGTGACATGACGCGACCACTCAAGCAGTGGATTAGCGCCTTCCAGCATTTCGAGGACTGTATCTGGTGGCGAGTGTGCGAACGGTTCGACATCGCCCCAGAACTCCCCGCCTGCATCTACAAGGCCGACCTGATTGCACTTGCGACCGAGCGCCGCGACCTCATGCCAACCGGTCCGGCTATCTGGGATTGCTTGTCCGGCATCGAACCCATGGTTGAAACCATCCGCCCATGGCCTGCCGCCGAAGCCCGGCTCACCTACCACCAGCGGCTGATGGACCAGCTCGCAATCGAACACCGGAGGAAAGCGGCATGAAGAACCAACAGGACAAAACCCATACCCTGCCCGCTTTGCTCCGTGCTGCTGATGGCGTCGACACGCTAGAAACAAACAGTCTCTGCTGCGCAGCAGCAGGCATTATTGCCCCTTCCAGTGCCACTGCCGAGGCACTTATACCCCACGAAAAGCTGCGCGGGGCAGCGCTCGCTGATGCAACGCTAAACGCTCAGAAACGCCCGTTCGCGCAGCCTGCCGTGGGGTATAACCACCCAATTACATCAGCCGCCAAAACCCAGTTCGGTCTCGACTTTTCCGGCGAGATCCGCGTCGACCTCTTCGCCGGTGGCGGCGGCGCAACCATGGGCCAGGAGATGGGCACTGGCATGCCGGTTGACATCGCCATCAACCACAACCCCGACGCCATCAGCATGCACAAGCGCAACCACCCGAGCGCCGAACACTACATCACCGACGTCTACGACGTATGCCCCCGCCTAGCAACTCGCGGCCGTCCAGTAGCGCATCTGCACGCTAGCCCTGAATGCACCCACCACAGCCTTGCTGCTGGCGGTCAGGCGCGCAGCACCACCAGCCGTTCACAGTCATGGGTCATCCAGAAATGGGGAGGCCAGGTCAGCCCCCGCATGATCACGATGGAAAACGTCGTGCAGATCCTCCAGTGGGGACCGCTGATCGCGAAGCGCTGCAGCAAGACTGGCCGAGTGGTACGCCGTGACATGACTGTCGCGGCTGCCGGCGAGAGGGTACCGGTACAAGAACAGTACCTGGTGCCCGATCCAAAACGGAAAGGACGAACCTGGCGCCGCTTCGAAAACAACCTGCGCTCCATGGGCTACGACCTGATGTACGGTAAACTCAAAGCCTGCGACTTTGGCGCCGCCACTACCCGCGAGCGCTTGTTCCTGATCGCTCGCCGTGATGGTCAGCCACCGCGCTGGCCGAAACCGACGCACTTCAAGAACCCAGCCAAGGGACAGTCAGCCTACCGCTCCGCCGCCAGCTGTATCGATTGGTCTATTCCATGCCCGAGCATTTTCCTCACCAAGGAAGAAGGCCGTGCTGCAGGTGTGAAACGCCCACTGGTGAACAACACCTTGGAGCGCCTGCGCAAAGGTGCCAAACGCTACGTCATCGAGCACAAAAACCCGTTCATTGTCAGCGTCAACCACAGCGGCAACGACCTGGCGCGTTGCCAATCCGTTGACGATCCCACAAAGACCATCACCGGTGCGCATGGGTTTGCTCTTGTCACCCCGCACCTCGCACCCTTCATCACCGAACACGCCAATGGCAGCAGCCAGCGCAACATGCCAGGTGATGACCCTCTACGCACCATCTGCAGCGGCGTGAAGGGCGGACACTTCGCCCTGGCCGTCGCATACGTCGCCCAGCACAACGGCGGATACAACGTGACTCCTGGGCACCACCCGAAGCAACCGCTGACGGCGATCACCACTACGGGCAGCCAGCAGCAGATCGTCACTGCGCACCTGTCGACGCTTCGTAGGAACTGCGTCGGCCGAGCCATGGACGAACTGGTGCCGACTATCACTGCGGGTGCCGAGCATCACGCCCTGGTCGAGTACAAGCTCGCGCCAGAGGTCGAGGCCGGCGCCATGCGCGTAGCGGCCTTCCTGATGGGCTACTACGGCAGCGACAATACCTACGACCTGCGTGACCCGGCCGCAACCATCACTACGCGGGACCGCTTGGCACTTGTCACCGTTACGATCAAAGGCACGCCGTATGTCATCGTCGATATTGGCATGCGCATGCTCACCCCTCGTGAGCTTTACCGCGCGCAGGGTTTCCCAGATAACTACGTCATTGATCGTGGGCACGATGGTCGCAAGTTCAGCAACAGAACCCAGGTACTGATGGTGGGAAACTCCGTGTCACCTTGGCCAATGATGGCATTAGTTAGATCTAACAGAGATAAAAAAAATAACAACTGTATGGAGGCAGCTGCATGAATACACTTTTTTTGCTGATGGCTCAATACGACGGCAAAACTGTCATACCTTTAAATCGCATCTGTGCCGACTATATGAATCTAACCGTGGAAAAATTCAAACAAAAGCAATTCAATGGAGAGATTGATATTCCAATAACCAGATTAGGCGCTAACTCCCAAAAAGCAGCACTTGGAATACATATCAAAGATCTAGCAGAATACATAGACCGGCAAAGAGCGAAAGCATTGGAGGAACATAAAAAAATTATAGGGCGGGACTATTAACTATATGAAAGATAGGCCCCGACAGGGGCCTGAGCAAGCTTATGCCACCGGGATCATCACTACCGGTATAGAACAAAGGGAGGATGGTAATCCCGATACGAAATTCGAATGAGCTTGAAGCAATCGCTTATCTGCCAAACCAGTTTCGAGATCAATCTCAATTGTTCCAGCACAAAACGAATGACTACCTGTACCAGCTGAATATACAAAAGGTTTAAAGTCATCTCGACTCATTGGGTTTTCGCAGCATTTAACAGCGAGTTGAGTACAAGCAATTTTCACCGCAGGCAAGCATGCTTTAACTGCGTTTATTATCTCCACACGTGGAGTTCCATGACGCCCACGACCATTCGAAAAAATTATCGACTCTGGCTTAACGACGGAAAGTAAATCCCTCGTAAACTCTGCGGGATCATCGCCGCCGGGTAATCCACCGTGGTGCGGAAAAACTAAATACTTAGACTCCACAGAGCATTCAGAGCGCACAATCTCATCTAAGGCCAAACGATCCATATCGGCGGTAATCAACGCCACCGGGGAACCTTTAAAAATAACTTTAGCAACTATACTAACAGAGTTACTAGTAAGCACCTTCGAGCTTTTAGGCAAGGCGGAACCCGCACCAGTCAAGGCCATGAGAGGCGTAGGGGAGACAATTTCAATGGACACTTCATTCGAAACATTCGCCCAACCATATGTTTGGTTCGCACTAACACCCATTGTTACCGTAAGAGCGCCCCGCTGCATAAGTTCATCCACGAGCGTACGTACATCCCCCCACAGTTTACTTTGCTTCTTAGAGTCACAATTCAAAACTAAATGTCTAACAATGTATTTGGGGTTTGCAAGTATATTTATCAACCCTCCAACATGATCAGAATCAGTATGTGAAATTATCACCACATCAATCTCTTCGATACCCTTACACTCCAAATAATGAAGTAAATGAGTACGATCAGCAGTATCAATAACCACAGTTTTCCCATCACTCATCAGAACCGAGGAGCTGCCATGGCCGACATCTAAAACCGCAAGAGTAGATGTCATATCGAAATCCAATCTTTTATATAAATATCTGTTTGGCTTTCCGCATCCAAATTAACTTGAGCCTTACACCTATATACATCTCCGCCCTTGATAGATTTAACTATCTCCGAGCAAAAGCCCACCTCATCTTTAGATATATCAACCTCTATAATTGATTGAGACTCCCACCCAGGCACTACTACTGCAACTCTAAGTATAGTTGGCGACTCCTGAACAATATTCTCAATACGGATCAGAGTTGGCC